TGGGACATACCATCTTTTACAGTTAAAGATGAAATTCCTGACTGGAAAGTCCAAACATCCGAATGGAATGTAGAGGACACTCGTAAATGGAAAACAGAAGATACTGACAAGTTCTTCTATGAAATTGAGGAGAAGAAACATGATTAAAAAAATTTGGAATAAGATTAAAGATCTTTGGAACAAATGGGTAGAATGGATGTTCAAAGGATTTTATAAATAATGAAACAAAAAAAACAAAGTAAACTAGATTGGTTTAAAAAAAATATTGTAATAGTTCCTGTTATAGCAGCTATCTTAGCGGGAACTTTTACATCAATTCGTTATGTCTTAAATTTAACGGATACGATTGAAGCAAATAAATCAACACTTACAGAAATTCACAGAGATATAAAAGATCTTAAAGAAAAAGTAACAGGAATACAAACAAGACTTTCAGCTGCCGAAGCTACATGGGAGATGGCAGAAAATTTATATAGACAATTAGCAGATCAAGTAAGGGAGCATGCATATGATATTAAGGATCTTAACCGTTAGTGTTTTATTCTTTCTGTTCTCTACAACAGCACAAGCACGAAACGAATATTTAAACAACGGCACAAACACATGTGCTCAAGGTGAGTTTTCAGTTTCTGTTGAACAAAGAGATGACCAGTACAACTATAATCATAATAGTCCTACTAATAATTATGAAGGAACTGATGATGATAGAATGTTAAGATTTACATACAGAAAATATTTAGGTTCGGCATGCACAGATGAATTTGTAGAAGAACAAGAAAAACAAATGAAGATTAAAACTCAATTAGAAGTTATTAAAGAGTGTAAAAGAGTACCTAGAATTAATCCTCCACCACCAGAATTTGCTGAATTAATTAATATGTGTATGAAAGTGGGTGTAATGTCAGCGTCTAGTTTTAATGGAGACAGGGATTTTGACCCTAAAGTGAGCTACTGGACTATACTTAAAAAGCAGTATTTGAAAGATAATCCAGATGTGGTAATAATGAAAGACCCAAGGTTAAAAAATGTCAAATAAACCTATGAAAATATCAGAGTCAGCTGCAGTGCAAATGCCAATGAAAACGGTAGCGTCATTAATTGTAATGGTTGCAATGGGTGTGTTTGCGTACACAGAAATTACAGGTAGGCTCACAAGCTTAGAGACATCAAGAGAGTTAATGGGTGCAGACTTATTGAAAAAAAGTGAGCAGTTGCCCGTAGACCAAGAACAGCTAATGTTGTTGGAGGATCTTTATAAGACCACTGAAAAAATAGAAATAAGAATTGAAGACATGATGCACAACAAAGTTAATATAGAATTTTTACAAAAACAAACTGAAAAATTATTAGAAGATGTAGAAGAATTAAAAGATAAAGTAAGAGCAAATGGAAGTGCACATTAGGTGATTTTTACCCGAGACCAAGAAAACAAAAAAATTTTAATCGACAACAAATATTTCAATTTTCAAACCATGATGGAATGGGAAAAACCTTACATGGAATTTTTAGTTGATAATTTAAAACCACATGGTCATGTTTTAGAAATTGGATATGGATTAGGATACAGTTTTAATAGAATACAAAAGCACGATATATCTTCACATACTCTTATTGAGTGTAATCAAACCGTTATAGATTCAATCAACAATAAAAATGTAAAGATTATTAAAGGATATTGGCAAGATGTTTTTAATCAACTTGATAAATATGATTGCATTTTTTTTGATGATGCCCCTAATGAAAAATACTCAAAAAAGAATAGATTTGATGAGTTTTTAATGAAAATACTAAGACACGTAAAATATAATACAAGATTAACATGGTACTGTGATCAATTTGACACGGATCTTTCTAATTATCCAGCTAAAATAGATTTAAAAAAATTTAATGTAAAAGTCCCAAAAAATTGTAAATACACTAAAGCAAAAGAGTATATGTTAGCTCCTGTTTTGTCATTTAAACACGTAGATCCATTAAAAATATCTTGATAAATCAACATCAATTTGTATAATTACTTATGAAAAAATTTCTTTCTAAACTTGTGGATAAGATAGAACAGTTATTATTAACCCTTATGGGATGGAAAAAATAAAATTTTTATGGAAATTGTAGTAGCCCTTTTAATGTTTGTAGACCACGAAATCAAAGAACACAGAATTCAACCGTCAATGAGTGTGTGTCTTAAAGGTAAGCGTGAGGCTTCGCGTCAGATTAGCGATAATATAGAATACAAATGTATTAAAACTAAAGCTGAATTAGAGGACAATATTGATGGGACTAAATCTATCAAGAAGATAATATTGGAGTAATGCAAAAGCGCAATAAGAAACGCAATCCTATTGCACAACAATTAAGGCACTTTACTTCAAAGATAATAAAGAATAAAAAGAAGTATGACAGAAAAAAGATTCCACCACAGGATCTCAGCTGATATCGTAAACGGTGAATGTCCAACATGCGAGGAAAGCACTATGCTAGTAGGAATTACTAGGGATAGTTATAGATGTGTAAATTGTGGTGCGGATTTACATCAGCATATAAACGGAAAAATTAGCTACATACCTACATCTAATAATAGTGAAAAAAATTACGACATGTATTTAAAAGACTGGATGTAATGGTTAAACGAGCTCTTTTTGGAGTTAATTCATACGTAAAACGTACTAAACCTAAGATAGGAAGACACAAAAAACGTATGAACAAATCAGAAAAAAGAAGTTATAAACCTACACGAGGCCAAGGGCGCTAATGGAAAAGATTGTTATAATTACCCTGTTTACGTTAACGTTTACGGGGAAAGTTGAAATGCTTTCTTTTGAACTTCCCAGCAAACAAAGTTGTTCTTCTTGGTGGCATCAAAATATAAAACCGTTACCTATTAAAGAAAGACCTTTAAGTCAACGCAACTACCGATTGTATAAAGGACTACATGTAGTAGATTATAGATGTTCTGGACACTAATCATAACATTATTGTGGATAGATGTTTTTTTATTTTTGATACTTGCATTTGGAACAATAATGCATTATATAGGATAAAAGAAAGGTAATATGAGATACACATACATAATAACAGATGAAGATAGTAAATCAGAAACAATTTATGCTATGAGTTTTAAAAAAATGTTAAAACAGCTCGATAAGAAAAAGACGTTCTGGGTCACCTACGAAAATAAGAAAGGAAATCCTCAGACAAAAGTGATAGTAAATGGGAAAGAACAAAAAAATATACACACCTAATGTTTATAACCAGTGGTTAGCATTATTTCGTAAAAATTTAGAGGAGAAGAAAAAACATGAAAGAGAAAAAAATAACCATAACAAGCAAAAACATAAGCCCAAAGCAGTGGTCTAATTTAATATTAGAACTTAATCTTTTAAAAAAAGCATGGGCTCCATATGCGACTTTAAGTTTACAAACGTTTGGGATAAACAAAGTCATATCACACGGCACACGAACGGTTGAAAAAGAAGACTAAAAATGTGCAAAACATTAATTGTATTGATCCTATTATTTGACGGGACTTTGATACAAAAGAAGCATGCCCTGCATAAAAGTATGACCGTGGAAGAATGCTCACAGATTGGGGACCAGTACAGAGAGAAGTTTGCTACGTATAATGATGCAGATAATATATGGGTCATGAACGACAAATCCGGCTCCTGGCAGGGTTTTATCTGTAAATAGGTGTCTCCCCCCTTGACTTTAGCACAATTGCTCTTATATTAAGGGATAGGTGCCTTTAAGGGCCTATTTTATTAACTGTCTAAACAAGGAGGTTTTAAATGACATTCAATAAATTACCATCCATCTTTAAAAGATTCAGACCTGTTTCAATAGGTTTTGATGATGTTTTCGAAAATTTTGATAGACTTATGAGAGAGAGTTTTGACCAAGATAGCGGTTTTAATAACTTTCCCTATCACGATATCGTAAAAACTGGAGATACAACGTATAATATAGAAGTTGCTCTAGCTGGATATTCAAAAAATGAAATATCAGTGGAGTATGCAGATAACTTATTACGTATTACTTCTGAAAAACCTGAAGATGAAAATAAAAAAAGTACAATTCACCAAGGAATTTCAAAAAAATATTTCTCTAAAGTATTTTCTTTAGCTGATGAAGTAGAAATTAAAGGTGCTGAGTTTAAAGATGGATTGCTCAAAGTATCTTTAAAAAGAATTGTTCCAAAAGGAAAAGAACCAAGAAAGATTGCCATCAAGTAAATAATTATGTTCAACATTCAAGATATAATATTAAGAGTCCCTAATATGATGTCTGACGAAGAGTGTGAACTTTTAATTAATTATCATAAAGAATATGAGAAAGCATCTGTTTTAGAACATTGTGATGAAGCAAATACAGGGGTGGATACTGAATCTACTTTTAAGTGTTTAAGTCTCCCCCCTAAAAGTAAAGAACACGAACTCGTGCATAAAAAAACTAAAGCTATGATCGAAAACTGGTTGCTTCATTTAGACAAATTCAAAGCTTTTCATCTACCTTTGTTTTCTAAATGTTTAAACTTTTCTCATATGTATAGACTTTTAAAATATGAAAAAGGAGCAAAGATTCATCCACACTCTGACTTTTGTGATTATACCTATGCCAGCTGCACTTTTAATTTAAATGATGATTATACTGGCGGAGAATTTGGATTTTGGAATGGTCAACACACAGTTAAATTAAAAAAAGGAGAAGGAATGATTTGGCCCGCTGATTTTTTTTGGGTTCATGAAGTAAATCCTATTAAGACAGGAGTTCGTTATTCTACTAACTCTTTTATTCAATCTGTTGATACTGATCTTGTTCAAGAAATGAATGAACAAACTTATAGTAAAGCTCGTACACGTTCTTTAAATCATCCACAATATTTTTGGAATGAAGAAATAAAATAAAGACCTATCCTAAAGAGGGAAAAAATAAGGATAGGTTATTGTGGTGAGAATGTGTTGTTCTAACACA